TCGATAGCTTCCTGATCATTTTTAGGATCAGCCAGCCAGTTGATAAGGTTCTGTGGATCCCCTTTGAATTTGGCACGTATATGTGCGTTTAGAGAGCCAAACTCTCTTTGAACACTTTTTACGTGATTGTGCATGTCATGAAATGACATATCGTTCGTAAGGTCTACGAACATAGGGCTTCCACTGTTACCAGTTGGCAGTTGACCATTTGAAAGCCTTTTTACGATTGTGTTAATATCCACATCGTTTTTGTGTTGTTGTTGTGTTAATGTCTTTTCGTGTGAAAAGTCAATACCGTCTTTGAATGTTTTACCCATTGTTTTCTCCGTTTTTAGGTGTTTTAAATTCGCTTATGTTATGAAGAAAGCGAGGTTTTATTTCGGTGTCGATTGCACCAGTGTTTGAATCGAATGTACCAAGTTCATATAATTCAAAGTCTTGCGGATGTTTGCAAAGCATTGATTTTGGATCATTAGCGACTTCAGTTAAGTCTCTAGTGACTTGAGCAAGGTGATTTGCAGTGAATGGAACATTGTAAGTTCCAACTTTATTATCTCTTATTGCGAATAATCTAATTTGTGACATTTTTTACTCCAAGGTTCGTTTTAATTGTTTGTTTTTTGCTAAGTGTACAATTTCTCGAGCATCTAGTCTAGCTCGCGTTTGATCTTTTTCGTGTTCTTGTGCTTTGAGCCTCCTTTGTTCTTTAATTAAGTCCATTTCTGTTGGGTTTGTAATTGCATATTTGTCATCGTAGTATCTAGGTGTTTTCGATGAAATACCACCTCTAAGTATTGTACGTCCTTCTGGGTACATATCTGATTTATAATTCTCGTAGAATCCTGAACCGATACCGGGTTTAAGTGACATTCTAACAAACTCCGGTTGCCGTTCGCATAAGTAATTACCATTTTCGTCACGTACATTGTAATGCGTTAATCCTTTTTGTCCATTTTGTTTTTTGACGATATATCGAGCGACATAAGCGCAGGATTCGAAAGTAACAGATCCGAAGTTAACGTGTCCGAGTCCCCACATTTTTGTAAGCATATCAGATGTATAGAGTCCAAAGCCATTCTTAGTTTTGTAATACTTGCGATCATCGAGTCGCAAATTGTAGATGATTGCGTGATAGTGCGGTCTATCGTTTTCATCTCCATATTCACCGCAAGCGAAGTATCTGACCGATTGGCTTTTGCGGAGGCGTTTAAAGAACAATTGAAGATGAGGAGGGTAGAGAGTATTATGTAGAGGTAGGTTTTCATCATTATAAGTTAGTGTTAGAAAGTAATTGTTTTCATGAAGTTGTGCCTCGTTCATGCACCTAATTGCCCAGGTGCGAGAACGTTCCAAACGGCATCCTATACATTGACCGCATGGAACCTTTATTGATATACCGCCCAAGGTAGGGGAAAAAACTATAACGTTTTTCCCTGTTTTGGGATTTTTGTAGGGCATTTGACGTGCTTTTAGCGGATGATAGCATGGCATTTTAGTCCTATTTAGCTGACGCGCGGAAATACCGCTTGTCTTGGTTTTTAGAGTCTGTAACCGCCACGCATAAGTGCAGGAGTGATATTATTTTTAGGATGTGAAGATGTAGTTCTTGCGAACTTTCTTTTTGATTTTGATTTTGACATTTTTTTTCGAAACATTTTAACTCCTTTGAAGTTGATTGTCGTTTATTTTAGTTTCTGAGTATTTTTATAGTTTTATTTTGTTTTTCAGTATCAGGTATTTGATTTGTTACTGATCTTTTTATCACCTGTATTTTATCCACAATTTTTTTAGCGGGCGGTATTAATTTATTAGCGACATCCCAAAGACGTCTTTGAACTTCGAGTTTTTCGAGTTCTAAGTTTAATTTTCTTATTTCTGCATTAGCTCTAATAATTTCTTTTGCTCTTAATGCTGATGTATTACCAGTTAACTCAATTTCTGATGTTAATTTTGATAGGTTAAGAGGGTGTATTTCACCAGATTGAGTTTTGTTTTGTTCAATAAGTTCCTTTTCAGCATTAATTTTAGACGCTTGAGCAGAATTAACGAGAGTTTGAGAATTTGTATTTGCAATTTGAGCTTGTAATAGAGGTCTATTAGTTATTATTCCTCCAATATCTGAACCAGCCTTAGACATAGCTTCTAAAGGGTTTGATTGTTGAGGAACACCGCCAGCAGGCGTTGAGGCTCCGCCATATTTTCCAGTAAGTAAGGGATTGAGGCCAGATCGTTTAAGATCGGCCATTTCCCTCTGATGCGCAGTATTAGACAACCTTTCTTGGAAGTCACGATTTTTTTGGTTTTCCCTGCGATTTACTTTATTTGTATTTGAAGCACCAAAAGCAGAGGTAACCGCACCCCCTAGGGTGGCGGCTCCTCCGATTAATGCAGCTCCGGTTACTGGATCCATTAGAGTCTCCTTAATCCCGGAACAGAGTATACAGGCATTGGCCGAGCGTGTTTTAATTCGATGTAACTATCCATTATTATTTCTGGTTCTGTAGTTACAGCAAGTACACGATCTAAAGGTACATTTTCAGTAATGAATGTATTGCCTAGTGTTGGTAATGATGTAAATTTTTGAGCAAGATGCCAAGCATCTAAAGTACCTGATGCAGTAGAACGAAGTTTTCCAGATATTCTTGATGGTAGATATCTGTATTCGGCGAACCTTTCTTGGTACCCGAATACACCTAAATCTGGAGTAGCTTGATCTTGCCAATATATTTCTTGATTTTCAACAGCCTGTTCGCCTAAGTTAGCGAATACATGATTATAAAAATCATAGCGAGTTTTTCTAAGGAACATTTTATTTATTCCTTGTTGGTAGGTTAAATCGGCTCTTACATTAACAAGTCCGATTATAACGCCATGTTCCACAAATGACTTTGTGTAACCTGATCGTGAGGCTACGGTGCCATAGGCAGCCTGCGCACCAAGGGCATTTTGTAATGTTGGTGTTGTAGGTGAAGCGTTGCTTTGATGTATAGGATTTATTGATATCATTTGAGAAGATCCACCGAGATATTCAGGACGCTGTACTCTGAAATCTGGAATATCCACTTGGAATTGCGCACGTATAATCTCCACGTATCTAGTTCCAGACCGGGCTTGAAGCTCTAGGAATTGTTGCATTGTAAAAGCTTCGCGAAGTGCATTTATTGTAATTGCTGTAGAAGCCGGAATTGCTTCAATATTAGCAACCATACCAGATTTACCGACTTCATCAGTAACACCAAAACCACGGAGATTTTGTGCGAAAGAACCACCTGCAGTGGTAGTTACAGGTAGAGCAACATCATAGATAGAAGCACGTACTCGTAAACGATTTTCAGTTCCAGAATCGTTATAATATGGTGAAAAGAAGTTAGGTGTTGGTTGATCATCCATTAAACCTAATGTTCTACCGTTACCGACTACGTCAGCTTGATAAGCAGGAACTTCGGGAATTCCGGGAATCGTTACCGCATCTCCTTTTTGTGGCCATGGTAAACATGAAGTAAAGTAATCATGTCTTTTATTTCTTGATCTTACGATGTATGGAGTAGCTACATCGGGACCATCCCCTTTATCTACTGTTATTGAATTTTGCAAGTTTTGATCTCTAAACCATTCGTTCCAGATTAAGTTATATGCCCTTGCGTGAAAGTTCATAATTACATTGTCAGCATTTTCGCTAGCAATACCGGGAGGAATACCGATATAATCGTATAATGATTCGACATCAAAGGCTTGATCGAGAGCTACGCAAGGAAGTACATAGTCTATAGAATCGGCAGGGTCGTCTTGAGCTCCCATGAATCTTTCCCAATTTGTCCATAGAAGTCTATTGGGTACGTAGAAGAAGAATGTATCTAGATGAATATTATCCATTATAGGGAAATCTAGAGCTGATGATAATCTTGCGAATATATTTGCGTTTAAGTCTTGCGTGTCTCCGGGTAATACCTCGTCGACATAGAAAGGAATTAATTTTCCTGCGTCGAAAGTTGTTTTATGAGTATGTGATCTATTGAATACAGATCTTTGAACGTTGTCAAGTCTTGGAAATTTTGCAAAGTCTTTTTGGGGTGGCATGTTTGAACGCATTTTATTTTCCTTTGTTTTGAAGTTTATATAAATATTCTAGTTTAATTTGAGCCCAGACACAAAAGATAGGCATAGAAGTACAAAATAATTCAAATGGTCAACTGCCAACTGGTAACAGTGGAAGCCCTATGTTCGTAGACCTTACGAACGATATGTCATTTCATGACATGCACAATCACGTAAAAAGTGTTCAAAGAGAGTTT